ACGATCACCAGCCAAGCGGTATGGGGCCAGGTGCACCTGAACGTGTCTTGGGCGGACGTTGCCGAGTTGGAAGAATTCCTTGGCTACGACGCCACCGGCGCCGATCAGACGTACCTAGAAAATTGCCTGGCGGCAGCCCACGATAGGTGCTGGCAATTTCGTGCCCGCGCCGGCTACGAGGACCACCCGAACGTGTCACCAGGGCATGACTGCACCCGCGCGGTGGTGCTGTACGCGGCCCAGCTGGTCCGCCAGCGCGGCGCCATCGACGGTTACAGCTCGTTCGAGCAGCAATCATTTGGTGCCACGCCTGGCCAATCGCTGGGCACGATCCTGCAGCTGTTGGGCTGCAAACGGCCCCAGGTTGCCTAATGGGATTCCTGCAGGACGCCATTACCAAGGTCGAAACCGCGCTCACCGCGGTAAACGTGCCTTGGGCCAATGACCCTGGAGCCATCCGCCCCAACACCGTAATGATCGAGCTACCGGAATTCACCACCTACGCCAAGGCCGTAACCGACATTCGGGTAAAGCTCCGCGTGTGCGGCTCCCCGCCTGGCAACAAGGCCACCAACAAATTCATCCTCGACACAGTGGACACCATCCTCGGTTCGACGGTGATTGTGGACAGCGGATCACCCGCTACCGCCGACTACGGCAACCAGCAACTACCTACCTATGACCTGATCGCACGTATCGGGCACGACAGATAAGGAAAACACCCAATGGCAACCACAACGTTCCTTGGCAACGCCACTGTGAACATCACCCAGGGCGCGTCCACCTACGCGCTGACCGAACAGGCCAGCAACGTCAGCCTGACGGTTGGTTACGACGCGCTCGAATCCACCGCCTTTTCGACGTCATCGCCGGCCGGCCGGTCATTCGTCCAGGGACTCCAGCAGGTCGAGGTTTCCATGGACCTGTATTTGTCCTATGGGTCGGGAACAGACGTCACCGAAACCGCGTTGTGGGCGATGGTCGGCAAGTCCAGCACCTTGGTCATTTCCCCGAGCGGCACCACCGAATCCGCCTCGAATCCGGAATACACCATTACCGGCGCCTACCTGGAGGCGTTCACGCCGATTAACTCCACGATGGGCGAGCTGGCCACTGTGTCGGTCACGTTCACCGGCGGCACGTTCGCGCGCGATATCACCAGCCCGTAAACACTCAACTAAGGGGACCGAATGAAACTCCGATTCACACTCACGCCCACAGACGGGCCGGCCTATGAGGTTGTCACCAACCTGGCCATTACCGTTGCCTGGGAACGTAAATACAAGCGCCGCACTACCCAGGCCGCGTCCGAGGGGCTGTCCACCGAAGAACTGTTGTTTATGGCGTATGAGGCCGCGAAACGATCCGGACACCCTGTACCAATCACGCTGGACAATTTCATCGAGCGCCTGGAAAAATTCGAGGTGGTGCCTGAAGGCGTGGACCCTACCGATCCGGCACCTACGGAAGGCAGCTAGCCGAGGTGCTGGTGGAAACCGGCTACTGGCCCGCCGAGGTCCCATTCGACGCGGCAGAGCTGGCTACCGTGGTGTCTGTGCTGAACGAGCGAGCGAAGAAGGCCAACCGTGCCCGCTAGTGCCACCATCGAGCTGTACGGGGTCCGTGAGGCGCTCCGCGAGCTGCAGCAAATTGACCCAAAACTCCGCTACAAGGCCATAGCCAAAATCAAGGCCGCCAGTGGTGAAATGCTGCAAGTAGCCCGCGAACAGTACCCACAGAACAATGACCTGCAGGACGTCATGCCTGGCTGGTCCAAAAAGGGTCGGCTGGGGTACGACAAAACGGCCGTGGACCGTGGGGTCCAGGTGGTGGTAGGTGGCCGGTCGCGCGGCAACGCCTATGCCATTGTCACCCTGGTGCAGAAAAACGCCGGTGGTGCACTGTTCGACATAGCCGGGCTCCGGAACGGCTCGAGCGGTGTCGGGTCACCGGACAGGTTGGGCCGTGAACGTGATTCCAGCCAGTCCGAGGCGTTCCTAAACAACCTCACGCGCGCCTACGGCCGTGCACAGCGCGGCCTGTGGCGCCAGGTTGCCAAGATCCGCGAGCTGGCCACTGGTGAGCTCCGCCGCGCATTGGATGACGTCGCTGGGGACGTGAACCGAAAGCTGGTTGCCTAATGGCTATTTACCTGCCCATCATTACAGAGCTTAAATCCGACGGAATCGACAAGGCCAAAAAAGAATTTAAAAGCCTGGAGGGCGCCGGCGCTAAAGCGTCCTACGCGGTGAAGAAGGCAGCGGTGCCCGCCGCGGCCGCCTTAGCAGGTTTGGGTGTCGCATTGGTGGATGCTACTAAGGGCGCCATTGAGGACGCGGCAGCCCAGGACAAGCTGGCTGGCCAGCTCCGCCGATCCACCCTGGCCACCGATGACCAAATAGCCAGTGTTGAGGACTGGATTAGCCAGCAGGGCCAGCTACGCGCGTTCTCCGACTCCGAGCTACGGCCGGCGCTGTCCAAGCTCGCCGCGACCACCGGCACGATCGAGGCCGCCCAAGAAGGCGCCACCCTGGCCATGGATATTGCCACCGCGACCGGCAAGCCGCTGGAATCGGTGGTGAACGCGCTGGCTAAAGCGTATGGCGGGAACACCGCCGCGCTGGCCAAGCTCGATCCAGGGCTACGGGACATTATCAAGGGCGGCGCGACCACCGGCGAGGTGTTCGAGCTGCTGGGGCACCAATTCGGTGGCGCCGCCGAACAGGCCGCCAACACCGCCGAGGGTGGCCTGAAGAAAATGGGCATTGCCCTGGACGAAACGAAAGAATCCATTGGCGCGGCGCTGCTGCCGATCCTTGAACGCCTCATGCCGTACCTGCAACGTTTCGCGGACTGGGCCCAAAAGAATCCCAACGTGATTACAGGTATCGCCATTGCTATTGGTGTCCTGGCAACCTCCATCCTGGCGGTGAACGCCGCTATGGCACTGAATCCGGTAACGCTCATCACGGCCGGCATCATCGCGCTTGGTGTCGCGGTGGTCGCGGCCTACAAGAAATTCGAGGGGTTCCGAAACGTTGTCCGGACCGTGGTAAATGGTGTCCTGACCTACCTGGAATTCGTGGCTAATGGTTGGATCAAGGTTGCCAACATCATCATCCGCGGCCTGAACATCATCCGCCCAGGCAAGGACATTGGCTACATTCCCGAGGTCGAATTCGGCCGCATGGGTGAAGGCCCATCGAGCGGCGGCCGATCCGCGGTGCCCATGATGGCCGATGGCGGCATAGTCACCGGACCCACGTTGGCAATCATCGGGGAGGCCGGCCCCGAGGCCGTGGTCCCGCTTGACCGTATGGGTGAATTCGGCGGCGGTGGCGTGACAATCAACGTGCACGGCGGAGATCCCCAGGCGGTGGTGGACGCTATTACGCGCTGGTACAGGCAGAACGGCCCGCTGCCGGTCGCCGCCAGGTTCTAGCCATGCCTCCCCCGTATTGGCGCGTCTATAAAGGCACCCTAGGTTCCCAGGAGCTGCTGAACATCCAGCAGGTGAACGTAACCCAGGGCAAGAGGGTGTTAAGCGACACCTACGCCGCGGGGACCGCCAGCATCGAGGGACGCCGACCCGACCTGCTGCCAGCGCTCAACATTGACGACCTGCTCATAATGGAGCTCACCAACCCGAACACGTCGCCGGTGAGCACCCGCACGTTCTCGTTCCGTGTAGCCGATTTCCGGATCACCTACGGGATCATTAGCGACATGGACACCTGGAGTCTCCAGCTAGAGGACGCGTTCGCGGGAATGGGCCGCGCTCGAATGACCCAGACATGGGCCGCGGGAACCAGCATTAAAACCGTGCTCCAGGACGTGTGTTCGGCCGCCTCAATCACCTACAACGATGTGGTGGCCACGGCCTGGGACACTGTTGGTGCTACCACTGTCACGAACGGATCATGTCTCGAAACCGCCCAAAACGCCATTAACACCGAACAAGGGTTGTTATTTGCATCGGGTGACTCCATCACCGCGTACACCAACGGCTGGCAGCAGTACCTGAATTTCTACGCGTTTTCAGATGCTGGCGGGGCCGCGACCCGATACCAGCAGCTCCAATTCATGTCTATGGCCGACAACTACGCCACCCGCGTAACCGTCACCATCGACGGAACAGGCGGCGCGACGAGCGGCACCGGCAATTACAGCTACCTGGTCGATACCTACGCGCCGAGCACCGCCCAGGCACAAAACATCGCGGAGTACCTGAAAGGTGCGCTGTCGGTGCAATCCGCGGCACCCATCCAAATGAGTGTGTTTCTGAACGACGAAACATCCACGCGCACACTCAGCGCGCTGCTCGATTCTGTAAACATCACGTTTCGAGGCAACAGCTACAAGGCACAAAGCATCGGGTACACGATCTCTAGTGACGTAAACACCACGCGCGTAACGCTCAATTTGTCGAGCGCGGATTTCTACAATTTCCTGGTGCTCGACAACGCGACGTTCGGGCGCCTTGACTACAACAGATTAGGATTCTGATATGGGTTACCCATCATTCGCTGTAGGCGATATTTACACCGCGGCCGACGCCAACGCCACGGGCCTGTGGAAACTCGGTGACTTTTCAGCGACCTCCGGCACCACATTGACCTGTGACAACGTATTTAGCTCTAACTATGCGTCGTATAAGGTCGTCATGTCTGATGTGCGTCTTGCTAGTGCCGCGATCGTCACGGTACAACTACGAACGACGACGACCACGGCAACGGGTTACGCGTTTGGTCGTGTTGAGATCCCGTACAATGCCGCCACCGCATTAGGACGCGATGGAAGCGGAACCGGCACCGGTTCGGCGTGGTTTGCCATAGTGGGAAGCACCAATTCAAACGGCGGGTGGCTTGAAATTCACAACCCAAACCTGGCGCGTCAAACGTCCTACAATTTCATGTCGGCAGACCCGAGAACGGGTGGCTCGTTCGGCACCGAGGTCGGCGGCGGCATCCAAACCGATACGACACAGTTTACCGGACTGATTTTCACCGCTGGGGCCACCATTACGAACATGAACGTTCGCGTGTATGGGTACAGGAACTGACCGTGAAGATTGCCAACCCGTCTAAGGCCACTATTGCCCTGGTGGCACTGATTTGCATTACCGTGCTCCGCGCGCTCGACAAGATGGACCAGGCATCGTTTAACGGCCTTGCCGGCCTCATTGTCGGTTACGCGGTCGGTAACACCATGTCTGCTGCCAAGCGTGAACCTGTTACGCCGATCATCGGCGCCCGCGATGCCCAGTAAACGCCCCTACAACCCAGGCAAAGCACCAGCCCGCGGCAAGCTCCCTGGCACTGAAACGTTTTCCAGTCTTGCCCGTCGCCGCTGGCCGTTCTCCAACCTGGGCACCTGGGTGGTGCGCGACATTCGGAACCAGCCAGGCACCATGTCCCAACACGCCACCGGCCGCGCCCTGGACCTGGGCTACAAACCCACGGATCGAGCGGCCGCGCTGGAGGCGTGCACCTGGATTGTCCGCTACGCCGACGAGCTCGGGGTAGCCCTGGTCAATGACTACATGGCCGGCGACCACGGCCGCACCTGGCTGTGCTCCAGGGCCGCGTGGCGCACCCACACCACCAACACCATCGGCATCCGCTACCACGGAATCCATGTCGAGCTGCACGATTGGGCGGCGCGTATGCCCGCTGCCAAGTACGAGCAGCTGTGGCGCTCCCTCCCGCGCCCGTAGGACGTCCGAGGGTGGAGGGCCCGAGGACTAGGGAGGGCCGGTCACGTCCCCTGGCCGGCTCTCCCGACCACCCACCTGGTAAACCGTTGCCTGGTATGGGTTCCACAGGTATGCCATCAGTCATCGGGTGGCGCCCGTTATGGTCGAAGGACCGACTACAGCTAGTCCAGGTGTTTACCGACCTGGACACAGGTTCGATACTTGCCACCACAGTGACACGCCGCCGCGCGCGTTGGGCACGTTGGGAACCGACAACCGAGGTAGGCCCCGATCCTTACGACACTTGCCACCGTCCTAACGCTCCTAGTCCCGCTACAGGCGTCTGACACGCCCCAGGAGCACCGTTTTACCGGCGCCTTACCCAAACGGGCCTATGTCGCCTTGGGGCGCTGTGAGACAGGCGGAGAACGTGGCAACACCGCCCACCGGACCCGCTCCTACGTGGGCGCTTTCGGGTTCTACAAACGGACGTGGGACGCCTGGGCGGACACACCCTGGCAACGGGCCCACACCCTCACGTGGGAGCAGCAGGTCCGCGTTCTGGACCGGGTGTTTTTCTACGGCCACACTGAAAAGGCAGGGCCCCGCGCCGGCAAACGCCTGGGGCCGGCTGGGCCGTGGGGTCACGGTTGCTACAAGCAAATCCGCTGGGTGCAACACCTGGTGTGTAAACATTGGGACGTGAAAGTACGGCGGTGGTGCAGGTGAAACATCACGAAATCAACGTAGCGGCCCGCATCCCTCTAGAGCTCTACAAGGCATTGGATCTGATCCGCGCCGACCGCCAGATCCGCACAAACAAAACCACAACCCTTTCGGAGATCATCCGCGAGGCACTAGCGAAATATTCGGGGACACATGAGCAAGCGATTAGAAACAACTACACAGATCGTTAGGGAGCTGGTCGATCTTGCCCAGCACCTGGTACGCCAGGGTGACGAAACAAACGCGGTCATCGCGGTGAACGGCGCCGCGCGTCTGCTCCGCCTCGAACGCCACGTGCTGGAGCTGGAACAAAACCCGGCGCCGGCACTGAACCTGTCCGAGGCACCGAATCTGTCCATGATTGGGCTACTGGATCAAATCATCGAGCATGAACAGGCCCGCGACCGTGGCCAAGCCTGAGCTGTCATTTACCCAGGACCTGGTGCTCCGCCGAATGATCGTCCGCGCCATACGGTCCCAATGCAAATGCCACGTTTACACACGGATGACCGGCAACCACAAGTGTGTCCGCTGTGAACGTGTGGCCGATATCGAGCGAGCGTTCCCCGACCAATTCCGGGCCGCTGCTGCTTTCGTCGCCAACAATCCGTGAACACAAGGGGAAACAATGCTGTACCACAACACTAAAGCAGGGGAGATGGCTGCCGACCTGGTGGCTGCACTGGGGGAGCTCGCGGACGTAAAACGCGGCGCCTCCGCGAACATCCCCACCAAATCCGGAGGGTCCTACTCGTACAAGTACGCCACCCTGCCCGACATTCTCCAGGCGGTACGCCCAGTGCTCGCCAAACACAATCTCGCGGTGCTGCAAAACGCCACACAGACAGCGGACGGATCGGTAGCCATTTGGACCATGCTGGTGCACAGCTCCGGCCAGCACCTGGTGTTCGAGGCGTTGCCGATGCCGATGGGTGCCACCGCCCAAGAAACAGGGTCCGCGATCACTTACGGCCGCCGCTACCAGCTGCTGGCGGTGTTGGGATTGGCAGCCGACGACGACGACGACGGGGCGAGCGCCGCGCCACGCCCTGGCGGGCAACGCGGACCCGCGGGTGGGCTAGCAACCCAGGCACAACGTGACGCGCTCACCCGAATGTTTCACCAGCGAAACTTGCCAGCACCCGATTTCGACGGCATGACCAAGGCCGAGGCATCGGCACTGTTCGACAAGGTGAAAGCCACCAAGGTGCCTGCCAAGGGCGACAAGCTGACCCAGGCCGAGATTGACGAGCTCCGCCGCGGCGACGCGGAGAAATACAACCTGGATGAGGAACCGTTCTAATGCGGGCGTACTGGTTCACAATGGGGATGCTCGCCGGCGCACTGTTCACACTGTGGTGGGACCGATGATCTACGACATACTCCTAACCGTGCCGGTTGGGGTCGCGGTGTGCCTGTTGTGTTACAGCCGTGGCTACCGCGACGGATACAGGGGCCGCTGGTGAGCCGCGAACGCGCCAAGGGCACAGCAGCCGAAACCGCGGTGGTGCGATTCCTGCAGGGCCACGGATTCATCCACGCCGAACGCCGCGCCCTGCACGGCACCGCGGATCGAGGCGACGTCACCGGCATTGGCCCAGTGGTGCTGGAGGTAAAGAATTGTGCCCGCCTGGAGCTGTCCCAGTGGATGGGTGAGCTGCACCGCGAGATCCTCAACGCCCGCGCCAACACTGGTGCGGTGGTGGTGAAACGCCGCGGCACAGCCGACCCAGCAGGCTGGTATGCGGTGCTGCCGTTTGGGGACCTGGTGGAGCTCCTACTGGACGCCGGTTATGGGGACCGCCTCGAATGAAGGTCCTGGTTACCCTGACACCGGCCGAGCTGGAGGACGCCGCGGTAGGTGGGGTCCGTCGCCGCATCGCCGGCCTGACCCAAGGCAGACGGTCCACCCATCCCGACACACCCGACTGGAAACAACAGTGGTGGGAATCCCACGTGATCGGCGCCATTGGGGAGTACGCGGTAGCCAAGGCATTGGGCCGCACCTGGGACCCGACCATCGGCCGCATTGACCAACGCGACGTAGGCAACTACGAGGTTCGCACCACCCAGCTCCCCAACCCAGTGCTCCGCTACCGCACCCACAACGACGCCAGCGCCTGGTACATACTGTGCAGCTACAAACGTGACCAGGTACTCATTCATGGCTGGCTACCTGGGCAGACGGTCCTGGACCTGGGTTACATGGAGCATGACGACGTTTACACAGCAGGCCCGGACCAGCTGTACCCGATCACTGACCTACCCGAAAATGTCGAGTGGGGGCCCCAGGTGGTGCCTTACAAGTCGGGAGCACGGGCCCGCTAATGTCGCCGGCTACAACTCACGAAACCGTGCACCGCGGTGGAGCAAGCACCTACCAGGGTTGCACCTGGTCGGGTAGAGGTCGCGGCAACGCGGGTAGTCCTGCCATGCCCGCGAAATGCGGGCGCCGGTGGGAGCAGCGTCCAAACGTCACAAATGCGAACGGTGAGGGTCCCGAGGATCGGAGAACAGCGGCCGGCCACGACAGTGGCAAAGCGCGGGGGGAGTCCACCAGCAAACTAACTACGCTCACGAAAGCAACCGCTGTCGAGGCCACAGGCCGAGACAAGGGCGCTAGCCCAAGGCCGAAGGCCGCGGGAGAACCACACCAATGACTTACAGCCAACAACACCGACGACACCGCGAAACACTCCGCGAAATGAAACTCCCCTGCCACTGGTGCGGCCGCACCTGGGAGCCAGGGTTCCACGCCGACCACCTCATCCCCATAGCCGAAGGCGGACCCGACACGTTTGACAACTACGTGTCGAGCTGCCCACCCTGCAACACCAGGAGAGGCCAAGAACTAGCCACTAGGCGCACCAACCAACGCCACCAAGGTAGGCGCCAAGCACTAGCCGCCCAACCCCACCTAGGCACGCTAGAACCGAACAGCGAAAAGTTCGAAACCGTTTTTGGATCTGAATTAGGCAC